CCCCCGCTTCGGCGCGCTGCCATTGCTGGTGGAAGAAATTGCCGATGCCGTTGGCCGTGGACTCCAGGATTACCTCGGTGTCGGGGGCGTCGGGGACGGCCTGCAGGATGCCTTTTGCGTGCTCGGCAGCATGAGGCCAGAATGCCACCTCTGAGCCGTGGAAATATTGGATCGTAGTGCCTCGGCCCACACTTTTGTTGCCAGCCGTGCCCACCTTGTACCCGGAATCCAGACGATCAAATATCAGCTCCTTGGCGTTACTCGCGCCGGTTGACGGCTTCACCAGTGCCGGGCAGTGCTCGTGATAGCGCTCGGCCATCTCAAACAGGGCGCTGGTCGACTCGGCCTCATGGGTCAGGATGAACGCCCTGACGCCTTTTCGGTGCGTCACCAGCCAGTACAGCCGGCCTTCGGTGTAGGTACTCGCCCCTTGCTGTCGGCCCTTCAGGATGATCGCCCGCACCTTGCCGGTCAGGCGCTTCTGTTCACTGATGCAGGCGTGGATATACCGCTGCGCCTGGTTCAGCGCGAACGGCTCGACGCGACCCTCTTTGGTACGGATGCGCAGACAGCGCGGCGCGTAGTGTTCAAAGTCGTCGCGCAGCTTGCGCCGGATCTCCTTCTCGCGCTCGTTCATGCAAGCTCATCAAGCGCATCTTCATGGCTGATCTTCAGCCCACCCGACACGCCCAGCTGATCTTTGAAGGCCTGCACATCGACATGCTTGCCGATCAGCTCCAAGTTCTTCACCTTGTCCGGCCACTTGATTTTCTTGATGACGGATTCAACATCACCGCTCATGATCTCGTTCACATCAATCCCGCTGATGGTCCGTCGCCAGCACTTCGGCCATTGGCGCACTGGCAGTACATTGCCGGCGTCATCTAGGATATCGAGCACGTCCATCTGGTCGATCTCAACCAGTCGGGTCAGCACATAGGCGGCATCGATTGCCGTCTTTTCGGAGCGCGACTGCTTACCTGATGCTATAGCTTCCTGCACTGAAGTTTTCTGAAGTAGCTGATAGGCCTGTTGTTCTGCGGTTTTTTCGCTATACCCGGCACGTATCGCCGCCTGGGTCGCGTTCAGATCGATCAGGTACTCGTCAACGAATCGCTGCTGCTTGTCGGTTAGTTTTCTTGCCATGGTAGCGGCCCTCCCGGGCGGCCAATTGAATCAGTGGGCAGTGGTAACCCGGCGCCCGACCGGGAGACGCGGATCACCCCCTTGCGGAGTTGCCCCGGATCTCTTCGATCTGGCGTTCCAGATCAACAATCTGTTCTTCGATCTGCGCGATGCGGTTCTGATTGCGGAACTCAGGGCTGACCACCAGCATATTGCTCAGGTCGTCATTGAGCTCCCAGATGCGGCGGCGCAGCTCGTTGGATTGACGGATGACGTCACTCATTTACCCAGCATCCGTGTCTTGTCTGCACTGCTGCGGGTAGTGCCTACCCAATAAGTGATACTCGCCACCCACAGGGTTACCGTCTGGCCCAGCAGCATGTAGGCGATATCCTGGTTCTCCTCCGGGATTACATGGAAGAACACCAGGTATATGACCCATGCGCAGATGATGGTCATCATTGATGTGATTGCAGCAGGCATGACGCTGTTCTTGTGCGCAGCTCGGGCATTGGCCTTGTCTGCCAGTTCAGCGCGCAGCGTATCCAGTGCGATCTGCTCCAGCTTCTCGCGGTGTTCATACGTCCACTTCTGCAGCTGCGCGAAGGACTCGGGTGACTGCAGTGCTTTGGCTACCGCCTGGGGATCATCTTCAACCCCCAGCGCCCCAGCAATCATTGCACCGACTGTACCGCCTGCCGGGCCACCCAGTACCGTACCCAGTACAGGGAGGGCCTTGCCGGCGATATCGCCTACTTTCGACCAGTTCATGAGCTCACCGCCTGAATCAATGCTGTCGCTATGCCTGCAATTCCCACACAAAGCGCGCCGAGTATGGTCAGAACCTTCCACCCACCCGAAACGTTTCCTCGACTGGTCAGCAGCTGATCTCGAATAGATTCGACTTTCTCTGCTGTGGCCCGAATAACTTCGCCGTCAGGTTGAGATGCCTCCAGATCACGAATGCGCTGCTCATGGTCGTCAAGTTCACGCCCCATACGCTTTACCGCATCTTCATGCTGTGCGTGGCGTTCTTCGGAACGAGCCATGGCTTTGCCCATCTCTGCCGCTGCATCGGCCACCTTAACCGTGGCAGCCCGTAGCTCATGAAGATCCTGCCGAGTTTCTTCACGGTGCTCTTTGAGTGCTTGGAGAATTAAATCGGTATCCGCCGCGCTCATCCTGTCACCATCTGGCTGAAGTAGTTCAGGATGCGCTTGGTGTAGGCCGTGGTTTCTGCAGCGTTGTGGCCAGTAATCTGCGGAAGCGCCCGAATGATGCTCGCATAATCGTTCGCACCACCTGCCACCTTCTGCGCTTTCAGCAAGCGGCCGAAACCGGCGTTGTAGCTGGCCAGCGCGAGACAGTAGCGATCGATATCAGGACGGGGAGCGGACCAGCCATTCAACAGCTTCGCCATGTAATAGGCGCCTGCCGGAATGGCCGCTTCAGGATCGAATGGGGTGATATCTGCAGGATAGCCGAGTTCTTTGGCCACATCTGACCAGGTGCCCGGCATGAATTGCGCGATGCCTTGAGCCCCTACTGGTGACACCGCATTCGGGTCCAGCCGAGACTCTGCCAGGTACTGCGCCTTGAGGAGACGCCAATCATGGTCGGGCAGGTATTGCTCTGCCGCCTGCTTGATCAGCGCGTCATACTGATGGGTCATAGCGATTCTCACGAATGGCTTGAGGAATTCGACACCCGGTTTATCCGCCGGGCTCGGGGGTCTGACGCCTCACGGCGTTAGCATGTCGCCTCACGGCGAGGAATTTCAGGCATAAAAAACCCCGCAGCAGTGCAAGACTGAGCGGGGCCGTGTTTCAGTGGTCAGTAAGACCAAGTTAGCAAATAGCCTATCAAAAATGGCGTGTTTTGCAAGCGTTTGCTGGATAAATTCACAGGCTGTGTTTTTATACAGAATCCGATAGCGCTGTCGGGCGCCGATCATGTTCTCGTTATGGTTTCGTCGCAGCCTCCAGCGCAGCCATTGTTCGCTCAAAAATCGCGCCCTTCAGCAGCAATTCAAACCGACGACGGTAAACCGCGTTTTCCGACTTGTGCCAATTGTTCAGCGTCTGCACTGACTCCCCGCTGATCTCTGCCAGCTCGGCCAGGCTTTTCAGCCCGGCCTTTTTGCATTGTTCGCTCGGCGTCATTTATTCATCTGCCTCAAACCAGTCATCTTCAGCCTGACGCAGGGCGTCTGCGTAGTCCTCCAACTCCTCAATTTCTGCCATTTCACCGAATGAAAGATGGTTGTATTTTTCCCACAAATCTGCCGGAATCAGGTTCTGCATTTGCTCGAAAATTTCGTTTTGAGTAGCCATCTTGATCACCTCCTAGTCTTGGCTTCCGGGCCATCCCCGTCCGTCCATGTTTTAAATATACTAAAACAGTTTTAGTAAATCAAGCGATTCCGACAAATAAATTAAATATTTTTTGCGAATCATGTGAAACACTAACAACCAGCTGTAGTCGCCTGCGGCTGGGACCTCCACTGCTGCGCCCGCCCATTCGCCTCATCTATCTCACGCAACCACCGGCACATCCGCTGTCGGCCGCGCTTGCAGTGATGACGGTACTGGTCATAACGCAACCCTAGTTCCTCGGCCAGTCTGCGCTGCGTCCACGCCTTACCCGTCTCCGGATTGATCGTCCCCAGGTAGCGGCACTCGGCGATCAGGGCCGCGAACTCCCGCTTGCTCAACCGACCGAGCAACTCTTTCGCCAGCCCGAGCAGGGCGTGCGGCTCACGCAGGTAGCGCAGTTCATGTATCATTTTCAGGTCCGCCACATCATATCCGCTCGGCGGCGGCAGCTGCCCCTTGAACTCAACCATCCGCTGCAGGGCGCTCGGCTGATGCCAGCCCGCATCCCGGTCGCTGCTCAGTATCCACTCCCAGTACAGCTCAACCAGTCTCTCCGCTCGCTGTGCATACTCACTCATGCTGCCTCCATCCCATACCGACCCAGTAGGATTGCATCACCCAGCGCCTGCCCCTTCGCCTTGGTATCCAGCGCCCGGCACTCCGGTAGCAACTGGATCGCCCTCGTGCGCGCCGCGTCCTTATCCTTGCCGATCAGCCCGTGGTGCTTCTTCCATGCTTGCGGTGTCACCAGCGTCATCGGCACACCCAGCGCCGCGACTACACCCTCCACCAACCCGGCGCTATGGCCGAAGCTGAACATGCTGGCAACACCCTGCCCCGGCATGGCACCGACCTTCTCGATGTAGCAGTGACTGGCCCCCTTGTACTGCTGCAGGAAGCCCGCCAGCGCCGCCGCGTTCACTCTGTTGCGCTTGCCCGCCTTGATCGTCGGTGTGTGTAGGTAATCGATCAGTGAGCCGTCGATCTCATTCAGCACCGCAATGCAGCCGCTAATACCGGGGTCGATTGAAATAATCATGCCGCCACCTCCACCAGTCCCATCTGCACCCACCGCACCTGCGTCTCAGCCAGGGCGCGGATCACATCCCAGCCGTCCACCTCATGCCGTGAACGTCCATCCAGTGCGTCATGGCAGGCCGAACAGGCGAACACCGCCACCAAATCCGGGCCTTTTATGCCTATGCCGCGCATACCGCATGGCACATGCGCGAGCACCGTCGTTTCCGGGTTGTGGTTGCAGA